CGCTAACCCTGCTGGTGCCAATGCATACCCTATTGTCTCCCTTACTTGGATCCTAGCGTATCCTGAGTATGAGAAGAATGATGATGTGAAGGACATGCTCCGCTGGATGCTGACACCTACTCAGCAACAGAAAGCAGATGCTCTTGGTTACGTTCCTCTTCCAGAGGAACTGAGAGTCAAAGCACTCGCTGCTGTTAACACCCTCAAATAAGTTGTATACATAGTGATACAACCAAAGAGGACCTCAGGGTCCTCTTTTTGTTTGGAGGTATCCATGAACATGTATGTTAATCTGTGTCCTGCGTACACAGAAAAGAGTGAAACACTGACCGTAGACATTCCACCTGAGGAGATGGAACTGTTCATGCAGTATGTTCACATCCTTGCCGATGAGAAGAACATCGGAGCACGACGTGCATTCACCGACATGGTGAAGTATACTTATGAAAACCTGATGCAAAAAGACTATGACCGTAAGAATCGTAAGAATGGCAAACGGCGAGGACGTAATCGCTAATGTATTTGAGATGCGTCAGGGTGAGGATCAACCACCTCTCGCATACAAGTTGGAGATGCCTTACACCATGGTGATTCAGGCACCACCACAGAACTTGTTTGAAGAACCTACTTATGGTGAACCCACCACCCTCGATAATGTGGATGTAGAGTTCCAAGCATTCGTGCCATTCTCTGCTTCTCCTTTCATCTATGTGCCGCTGCCCTCAGTGTCATTTATCTACACTCCTTTGGAGAATGTAGTGACCAAGTACCAAGAACTTACTGCGAAAAATGCTGAAATTGATGTTGTTGAAGAACGATCCGAGTCTGTACCTGATGGGGATGATGACGGAACTGGACGAGGAACCGTCGATTCTGATTGAGAAGTGTATGCGTGTGCATGAGGATGGTAGTCTGACCAAGTTCCCTCTGCACACAGATCAACGTGATCTTTTCTTGACTTCTGACCTCATCTTTACTATACTTGATCCGTCTGCTGACTTGGCAGACAGTTACAAGGCGATGACTTGATGAAATTTTACACGGACGTACTTCTTCTCGGTGACGACATCCTCTATCGGGGTTACGAGCACGGAGAACCTGTTCAATACAGAGAGAAGATTCGTCCTACCCTATACTTTGTGCCACAGAACCAAAGCAAGGAGTCCAAGTTCAGGACTCTGGATGGTCGCTATGCTCACGCGAAGCGGTTCGATGGAGCACGCGATGCCCGTAAGTTCATTGAACAGTACGAGGCAGTTGATGGTATGGAAGTGCATGGGTATGATAGGTTTATCTATCAGTTCATCGCAGACAAATTCCCCGATGAGATTCGGTTTGATATGTCCCAGATGAAGATCTATACGATCGACATTGAAGTGGGTTGTGACAACGGTTTCCCCTCAGTAGAGGCTTGCCAGGAAGAGATGCTTTGCATCACCGTTAAGAATCTCGCCACCAAGGAGGTGATAACTTGGGGGACTAGGGAATTTGAACCAGCAGGCACGGAGTATCGTGTCTTCTGGAAGGAGCAGGAGATGCTGGAAGACTTTCACTCCTGGTGGATCAACCATACGCCTGACATCATTACTGGTTGGAATTGCAACCTGTATGATATTCCTTACATCTGCCGTCGTCTTGAAAGGGTGCTTGGGGAGAAGTGGAAGAAGTCCCTCTCCCCTTGGAACCGTGTGCTTGAAAGAGAGATCGAGATCCACAATCGTAAGCATATCTCTTACGACATCAGTGGTGTCGCTATCCTAGACTACCTTGATCTCTACAAGAAGTTTACATACTCTGCTCAGGAATCTTATCGCCTGGATCATATTGCAAACGTAGAACTGGGTCAGGCGAAGATTGACCACAGTGAGTATGAGAACTTCAAAGAGTTCTACACCAAGGACTGGCAGAAGTTTGTTGAATACAACATCGTTGACGTGGAACTTGTTGACCGTCTGGAAGACAAGATGAAACTGATCGAGTTGGCACTCACTCTTGCCTATGACGCCAAGGTCAATCTTGGTGATGTGTATTCTCAGGTCAGGATGTGGGACACCCTCATCTACAATGACTTGAAGCAACGTAACATCGTTGTGCCCCCGAAGATTAGCAGCAGCAAGAACGATCAGTATGCTGGTGCATATGTTAAGGAACCTATCCCAGGAGGATATGACTGGGTTGTGTCCTTTGACCTCAACTCCCTGTATCCCCACCTGATCATGCAGTACAACATCTCCCCAGAGACTCTGGTGGAGAGGCGTCACCCTACTGTGACTGTTGACAAACTGCTTGATAAAGAGGTGGAGATTGACGGGGAGTTTGCCGTGTGTGCTAACGGTGCTCAGTATCGTAAGGACATCCACGGGTTCCTACCTGAAATGATGCAACGTATCTACGATGACCGATCCATTTATAAGAAGAAGATGCTTGCCGCCAAACAGTCCTTGGAACATTCCAAGACAGCATCTGAGACCGCATCACTTCAAAAAGATGTCGCAAGGTTCAACAACATCCAGATGGCAAGAAAGATCCAACTCAACTCTGCCTATGGTGCCATCGGAAACCAATACTTCCGATACTACAATCTGGCAAACGCTGAGGCGATCACTCTCTCAGGTCAAGTCTCGATTCGTTGGATCGAGAACAAAATCAACGATTACCTAAATAAGATTTTACAAACAGAGGGAGAGGATTATGTCATCGCATCAGATACTGATTCGATCTATCTTAATCTTGGACCTCTTGTTACTAAATTTCTTAGTGATAAGTCTGGCGATAAAGCAGCGGTTGTCACTCTACTTGATAAGATCTGCCACGAGAAACTGGAACCTTTTATTGAACGTTCATATCAAGAGTTGGCAACGTACGTTTCGGCATACGACCAAAAGATGCAAATGAAGCGGGAGAACATCGCTGACCGTGGTGTTTGGACTGCTAAGAAGAGATACATCCTCAACGTTTGGGACAGTGAGGGTGTGCGTTATGAGAAACCCAAGTTGAAGATCATGGGTATCGAAGCAGTGAAGTCTTCAACTCCTGCTCCTTGTCGTGGTGCTATTAAAGACGCACTGAAAGTGGTCATGAATGGTACAGAAGACGAGGTGCAGAGATACATTGCCAACTTCCGTAAGAAGTTTGAGAGTCTTCCCCTGGAAGACATTGCTTTCCCACGCAGTTGTAACAACCTTGGCAAGTTCTCATCACCTAGTCACATCTATGGTAAGGGATGTCCCATGCACGTACGTGGTAGTTTGCTGTATAATTACTACGTCAAGAAGTTGAAACTTGCTCACAAGTATCCCCTCATCCAAGAGGGAGAGAAGATCAAGTTCATCTATCTCAGGAAACCAAATAGGATTGGTGAGAACGTAGTCTCGTTCTTCCAGACTCTACCCAAAGAGTTTGGCGTCCATGGTTCTGTTGATTATGATCAGCAGTTTGAGAAGAGTTTCCTTAGTCCCGTCAGGGTTGTCCTTGACGCCATTGGTTGGACACCAGAAAAAGTACACACGTTGGAGTTTCTATTCGGATGAGTTTCTTAAATGATGTAGTAAAGGAGATCGGCAATGAGTATGCTGGTGTCGTTAGTGAGGGAGTTGCTGCTGGCGACGTTGCATCTTTTATTGATACTGGGTGCTATCTTTTTAACGCCGTGGTTAGTGGTTCAATCTATGGAGGTATTCCTTCCAACAAGGTTACTGCTATTGCGGGAGAGAGTAGCACTGGTAAGACTTATTATACTCTTAGTATCGTTCGTCATTTCCTTGATAGTGATCCTGATGCTGGATGCATCTATTTTGAGAGTGAGTCTGCCATTAGTAAGGATATGATCGAGACTCGTGGTATCGATTCGTCTCGTATGATTATTGTACCTGTTGTCACTGTGCAGGAGTTCCGTCAGCAAGCAATCAAGATTGTTGATAAGTATCTGGCACAGAAAGAATCAGAACGTAAACCTCTGATGTTCTGCCTAGACTCTCTGGGTATGCTGTCCACGTCTAAGGAAGTGGAGGACACAGAGGCAGGCAAGGACACTCGTGACATGACCCGTGCTCAGGTGGTCAAGTCTATCTTCCGTGTGCTGACCCTGAAACTGGGTAAGGCAAACATCCCCATGAT